ATCCCGGAGGCGGTGCTCGAGGACGCCGACTACGATATCTGGGGCCAGGTCAAGCCGCGCATACAGGAGGCCTTCGGCAAGGTCATCGACGCGGCGATACTGTTCGGCACCAATAAGCCGGCGCTGTGGCCGGACGGCATCGTGACGGCGGCGGTCGCCGCCGGAAACGCTGTCGCGCTCGGCACGGGCGCGGACCTGTACGACGACATGCTCGGCGAGAACGGGCACATCGCAAAGCTCGAGGCTGCGGGCTATATGGCCACCGGGCACATCGCGGCGATGTCGATGCGCGGCAAGCTGAGGGCCTTGCGCTCTTTGGACGGCGAACCGCTCTTTAAGGCGACGATGCAGGAGGGCACGCATTACCAGCTCGACGGCGAGGAGATCATCTTCCCGCAGAACGGCGCATTCAACCCGTCGCTGGCGCTGATGGTCAGCGGCCAGATGGATCAGGCTGTCTATTCGATCCGGCAGGAAATGACATGGAAGGTGCTCGATCAGGCTGTGCTGACCAATTCGGCCGGAGAGATCATCTACAACCTGGCCCAGCAGGACATGGTCGCTCTGCGCGCCGTGATGCGCCTTGGCTGGCAGGTGCCGAACCCCGTCAACCAGATCGAGCAGAACGAGGCCGCCAGATATCCGTTCGCGGTGCTGACGCCCGGGGTAAGGGGGCGCTATGAAAGTTACGATGCATGTGCACACCGGGCGGGAGGGCCAGGCCCTCTCCCCCGGCGATGTTCCAGAGGCCGGCGCCATTGCGGCTGCCGTATGCGGGAAAACGGGGTGCAGCGATGATGACGGTGGGACAGGACAGCTATGTGTCGGTCGGCGAAGCCGGCGGATATATCGCGGAGCATTATACCCCGGGCGATGCGCAGCGGGCGGCCTGGGAGGCGCTGTCGGACGCGGACAGGGAAGTGTACCTGAAGAACGCCGCGGCGGCGATCGAGCGCCACTGCTGTCCCGGAAAAAAGTACGGCGGCCGCAATCAGTTTTTAAGCTTTCCGCGCGCGGCTTCGGACGCCTGGCCTGCCCGCAGGCAAGCGAGCGCCGATGACAGCGGGAGGCGGGCGGAGTTTTGTGCCGTGCCGGACGAAATCAGGCACGCGCAGATCGAAGAGGCGCTGGAGCTGTGCAGCCCCGGCAAGTCCACGCAGGCGCAGCAGGCGCGGCGCGGGGCGGTCGGGAGCTACTCCGTGGGGCAGCTCTCCGAGACGCTGCGCGGCGGGGCCAAATCGGGGCTGATGAGCGAGAAGGCCGAAGCGCTGCTGCTGCCCTGTTTATCAGGAGGATATCATGTCTGCTAGATTGGGGCTCTATTTGAACCAGAAGGTCTGCCTGCAGACCAAAACCGGCGACGACGCCTACGGGCAGCCGCAGTTCACCGCATCGGTGATCCGTGCGCGGAAGGAGAACTGCCGCCGTATGACGCGCGATGCGTTCGGCAACGAGGTGCTGTCGGAGACCACCGTACTTTTGTCCGACCCGGTGCAGCCGGGCGACCGGATCGACGGTCGGCAGGTTGTCAGCGTGCTCGATATGGTCTGGAGCGACGGCACGACGGAAGGCTACGAGGCGCTGCTGTGAGCTTTGCCTGGTACGGGGATGAAATACTGGCCCGGATCGGGGAAGCGGCGGCGGACGCCGTCAGGGAGTGCGCGCTTGACTTAAAAGAAAAGAGCCTTGCGCAGGTTCCCGTGGATTCGGGCGCTCTGCGCGGCAACTGTTCGGTCGCTTTTGAGGGCGGGATCATCTCGCCCGCAGGCACGGGGGAGCAGATCGGGCCGCCGGGCGGCAGGCTTGCCGCCCGCGTCGGGTACACACTGCCGTATGCGATCCGGCAGCATGAGGACCTGGGCGCGAGCCACGCAGGCGGCGGCAAGGCAAAGTTTCTGGAGGATCCGCTGCATGAAAACAGCGGGCGGTACACGCAGATGATGGCAGACGCGGCAAGGAAGGTGATCGTATGAGCGTGGCAAGGGACATCGGCTCCTTTTTGGCCGACAGGGGCTTCGGCACGCCGGGCGACGATCTGTTCTTCGGGTTCATGCCCGATTCGCCCGACTGCATGACGGGCGTGTTCGAGTACGCGGGTCAGCCCAGTCTTCCCACCGCCGGGATCCACCGGCCGGGGCTGCAGATCCGCGTCCGCGATACCGACTACGAGGCGGCGGCGTGGCGCATTGCAAGCATCCATGACGCACTTTCGCGCATCGGCTGCGAAGGCGACGAAGAGTATGCAGGCGGTGCGGACATCGCGGGGACGCGCTACTTTTTGATCGCTCCGGTGCAGTCGGCATTCCCGTTGGGGCGCGACGACGCCGGGCGCGTGGAGTTCGCGCAGAATTTTGTTGCATATTTAAGGAGATGAAAGCATGGACAGACAGAGTGTTTTGATCGACGTTGACAGGCTGGTCGTGGCAAGGCTGCTCGCCGACGACGAGAACGGCGTAAGCTACGCTGCGCCCGAGTCGGTGCCGGGCGTGACCGGGATTGCGCTGACGCTGAATCACTCGATCGGCACATTCTATGCCGACGGCGGCGTTTACGAGACATTCCCGCAGCAGGGGGACATCGAGGCCTCGGTTTCGCTTGCGGGCTTGTCCGCCGAAAAGCGCGCCGAATACACCGGCGCAAATTATTCCGCCACGACCGGGCTTGTCGTGGACGGCAAGGCCGACAATCCGCCGTATGTCGCGATCGGCTTCCGTTCGCAGAAGGCCAACGGACGCTACCGCTATGTGTGGCTCTACAAGGGCAAGTTCAGCAAGTCCGATTCGGCGAACCGGACCAAATCCGGCAGCGTGACGCCGCAGCCGGAAAAGTACACCTTCAAGGCCGCGATGCGCGACTATGACGGCAACTGGCGGCAGATGCTGGACAGCGACGATGCAAACCTGCCGGCCGGGCTTACCGATTCGGAGCTGTCGAGCATCGTGACCGGGTGGTTTTCCTCGCCCGACTATGTGCCGGCCGCCCCCGGTACGCCGATCACCGACCTTGCGGCCGCGACCGGTATAAGCCCCGGGCAGATCGTGCTGACCTTCCCGGCGCCGACCGGATTGACCAACGCCAGGGCGCAGGTGCGCGACGCAAGCCTCGGTATCTGGGTCGACGCAATGCTGGCTGATGCCATTACCGGGGCTTCGACATCGGCGGTCATCACCGGGCTCACTGCGGGCAATACCTATGAGTGCAGGCTTGTGGTCACGGGCGGCGCAAGGAACGGGATTTCGAATACGGACAGCGCGGCTGCGGGCCCTCTCCCTGACCCTCTCCCGTCCCAGGGCCTGAACCCTTTCTCTTAATCTCTCTGCCAAAATCGGGAGAGAGAAAGTATGAAAACGAATGCTGTTGTGACTATGGATTGAAATACTGATTGATTAATGAATACTTAAATAAATAGTAATATATGGCTGTTATGATATTACCAAATATCTGTTTGGAGGCGGCCATGTATAAAAGACTCGCTTTGTTTGTTGTATGGATACTTCCATTATTCATTTTTTCAGGCTGCGGCAAGGCAGCGTTTACGATCAGTGAAATCGACTACGACCATGAGGCTGAATCCTCCGAAACTTATGAAAGCTACTCCGGGACAGGTACGATCGAGACAGAATCGGACGGGGCTTATTACGTTCTGGTAGGATACGAAAAGGATGGCGGCGATCAGTATACCGAAGACACCGAGTTTCCGGTAATCGTCATTGACGGGGAGGGCGAGCTCACGACCTATGACTCCGCCTATTATCTTGACAATGGGGAAGAGCTTGAAGAACCGGAATATACTTTCGAAGAACTGGGATATTTGAAATTCAAACCTGCCAGGGACGGTGATTTCGAAATTGAGGACTTCGAGATCGAGATGAATTCCTCCGAGTACTACAAGGATTTTTCGGGCTCCGGAACAATAACGACCGACCTGAAGGGTATATACCGTGTGCTTGTTCAATACGAAAGGGACGGCGGGGATCCCGATGACGGGTTCAGCGAAGGCTATTTTGTTTGCGATGTGGTAGACGGCGAAGGCGGGATCGAAACATTCGATTACTTTGACGCCGCCGCTTCTTTCGATGATCCCGAGTATGAGTTTGAGATCATTGGCTACATCAAATTTAATGTAAACGGCAAAAATCAATTCGAGGTATCTGACTTTGATATGGACGAAGAACAGTATGACTATTGGACAGAGTACCACGGGGAAGGGCAGATCGAAACTTCAATGAAAGGCAGTTATCTTTTGCTGCTGGAAATCGACAAGAGCGGCGGAGATCATTATACCAGGGACGGGTATTACGCAGTGCTCGTAACGGATGGCGAAGGCGTAATCACCACCGACGACACCCGGTATGAGGATGATTTTGATTTCGAAGAACCGGAGTATGAGTTCGAAATCCTGGGCTATGCGAAGTTTAAGAACTGAACCGGGCAGCCGGAAAGAAAGGCCCGCTCTACGGCGGGCTTTTTTATACCAAGATTTTTTTGAACGGGCGGGGCAGTATTCGACATTTTCATTCATGTAAGGATACTTGACAGCCGTCCGAATCAGAGTAAGAATTATTATATAACGGTAAAATTTAGCATACCGGATGTATCCGTACGAAGGGAGGTGCATGCATGCCGACCATGAAACCGGGTCCGGGTATTGCAAATCGTATCCGGCCCGGAAACTGTAAGATTTGACGATATAGAGGAGCCCGCAAATTGCAGGGTTCCCGCGCACAGCCTTGAAATGCGAGGTTTTTAACCGAGAGAGGGGTATTTCATATGGATCATAAAGGATGCCGGTTCATGCCATGTATCATTGACGGCCGTCCATACGATCAGGAAAAAAATTTGGATCTGCCCGGCTGCATAGCGGCATTGGGGCACAGGGGCACAATCTACAGAAATCCAAATGTATCGGACGGGCCGCTGACGGTGAAGAACGACGATCCGGGCGACAATGGAAAGAGTGCGGGATAATATATAATGCAGAAAATAACATATCGTAATTTCCATAATGAGTCCGTGACCCTGTCGCGGACTTTTCCATATCTGCTGCAGGATCTTTCCGGCATCGGCGACGCATCCTCGACCCTGCTGTCGCAGCGGGGTTTCCAGCAGGACGGAACGACAGTACTGGGCTCGCTGCTGGAACCCCGGATGATCCGCTTCCGGATCGTTATAAAGGGCGCA